CGAGTAGGGAGGAGATTACGACATACTACGATAGCGGAGAACTAAAAGAGATTATGCAAAAATGGTTTGACTGCAAGGGTAAGATGGTGAGGGAGAGGACTATTAGTTATTCCGTAAAAGGTGGACAGCCAGTGGTGAGCGAAGGGAAAGAGGTCCCTTAGAGAGGTGTGTAAAATGAAGAAATTTGCTTTATTTTTGATCATTCTGGGACTGGTTTGCGTAGCGGCCCTGGCTGTCGAGCCGATTAAGTCTTGGCTGGCCTATGACGTCAAGATGACCAAAGTAACTATTGTCCCAGAAGAGAGCAGTCTCAGTATCGAGGTGGATTATTACTACACGGAGGAAGACGGGTCTTACCTGTCCGAGGTGAAAGCTGGCCGCTTCAAGAGAGACTGCGTGAAAATTCAGAGTCTGCCAACTGACGTGAGACAGGCCGTTATCACCCTGAATGCATATTTGAAGCAGGCCATCATGGCCGAGATAGGAGAGTAAATTGGCTGAGGCAGCCGGCAACTACGTTGATGAAAGTCTAATAGACAACTGGGCTGATGGGGCTACTACAGCGCAGAAGCAGGCCGTGATCGACCGCATGGAGGAGCAAATCGAGAAAATTACGCATGACCTCTTCTATGCGGCTGACTTTGATATTAAGCTGGATGGAACGGGTAAGAACCGGCTCTTTTTGGGACTCAAGCCGGACATCATTAGCGTCACCTCGATAAAAGTGCTGGAAGTTACGCTGGACTCTTCCTGGTGGAGCTACGACAAGAACTCGGTCTTTCTCAATTTGGAATCCGCCTCGGGCTACCTGGCCGAGAAACACTGGCTCCTCAAGCAGACCGACGAGACGGTGCTGTTTCCGAGAGGCTACGATAATGTGCATGTTGTGGGAACGGCAGGCCATTCAAGTTGTCCCAAAGCGATAGAGCAAGCAGCCATCATCATGTGTAGGGATGACAACGATCCGACGCTCTACACGCACTACTATCGGGGCCAAGAGAGACTGGGCGACTTTTCCTATTCGTCTGACGAAAAGCCTCTTACCGGTATAAGGGAAGCGGACCTCCTTCTCAGGCTCCACATAAAACGCAAGGCACTTCTGAGGGCACTATGAGACACCTCTTCAACTCCAAAATAACGGTCGAGTATATCAGCGGAAAGGAGCAGGATGCCATAGGCAACTGGGTTCCCACCTGGACAGCCAGATACACCGATCTTCCCTGCCGGATACAGTGGAGCAGTGGCAGAGAAAAGATGATGTTCGACAAGAAAACCTGGTATCGGGACGGAAAAGTATTCTGCCAGGTGAAGGACATCACCGTCGAGGAGCGGGTCAAGTACGGGGGGAAGACATACCAGGTAGTGAACGTTATTGACGTGGACCAGGCGGGTAAGTTCATGATCCTGGACATATTATTGGTGGAATAAATTGTTAAAATGGTACGGAAACGAGGTAAAAGAGGAAGTGAGGCGCAAGTGTGCCAGGAATCTCAGGGATACCTGTCTTTTCCTAGAGGGACACATTAAGAAGAGCTTCGGCAAGTCTCCCAGTGCACCGGGGGAGCCACCCGGGGTGATAAGCGGAACTTTGAAGCGTAGCATTACTAATGAGGTTGAAGAGCTAACAGGTAGAGTAGGCACGAATGTCGAATATGGAAAATATCTCGAATTAGGCACCGAGCACATCGCCCCCCGTCCCTTCCTGAGACCAGCCCTGGAAAGTAACAGGACGAAGATAAAGGAAATGATGTGCCGGCCATGATCAGCGTATTTGTAGGGAATGGTTCCAATCAGGCGATGAACAGAGCGCTTAAGATACTAGACCGTCAAATCTCGGTGACGGCTCTGAAGAGGGAGTGGAAATTACACCAATTTGCCGTACCTCCCTCGCAGAGAAAGAGGGACAAGAGACGCAGGAGAAAGAGATGACCGACCTCTTCGCAGCAATAATGGTCAGATACAACAGTGATGATGGGGCAGCCTTAAGGGCACTTCTGACGGGAGGGCTGCAC